ATATCACCCGTTGAGTAATTAATTTTAGGTGTTACGTTAAATACTGATTTTGTACCGACAAAGAATTTGCCGTTTTCTGGATTAATGCCACATATAATAGCAGGCGCACCGTCCCATTTAACTGTTATGTTAAGTCGGCCACCTACATGGCCTGTTAGCATTTTTTTGATTGATTTTAGAAAGTTGACTGCATTACGACCACCTTTTGAACCTTGGTCTATAATACTATCTTCTAAATGTTCTAAATGGGTGTTTGTCCCCTTAGTAACGAATCCTTTAAAACTAAACATTTACCTCTCATAGTTCCCATAAATAAAATCACGCAATCCATTTAATATATCAATTTAGTATATTTATAATCCTTAAATATTGTCACAAAGAAATTTAGGAATACCACCATTTAGTTGCCATTGACGGTGTGTATTTTGAAACTTAACTAAATTCTCTATATCTTCTTCAAAGAAAGATTGTCTTATTATTGTACCTGTTGGCCTTTCAATGGCCTGCCAGTAGATGTGGCCTTTTTTCTTTATCAATTTCTTTTCATAAGACAAATGAGTACCTAAATGGCCGGGCCTTTTATCGTTTTTATGAAATCTTACTTTTTGTTTTTTCATTTTTTACCCCATTTTATTTTTAACCATATACGCTCGTGTATATAATAATCAATACTTAATAATATATGTAATGCTGTAGCAAATCCTGTAGCACTTGTAATATCATCAGTAAAAATATATGTCCACAATATTGTAAATAACCAGGCTGTTATTCTATAAGTTATCATTCTTACTATTGTTCTTTTTTTAGTTTCCATTTAAATTTACTCCTAAAAAATTACTATTAAAAGAAATTATAGTTTTTCTTTTATCATTTTTTATAATATTTGATGTGTGGGGTAAATGTGCTGGAAAAGTAATAACGTCTCCTTCTTCTACATCAATCTCTATAATTTTATTGGTATTAATATTTAAAATATTAGTTTTCATTTCTTTTTCGGGAAGCTCTAAATAATAAACATTAGTGTAATTAGAATTTTCGTGTACGTGCCAATTATGAAAATCATTTTTTGTATATTGTTGAAACCATATATTGTCTATTATATATTTTTCTGTTTTTAAAAATTTCATCATTTTAATCATATAAGGATTAATAATTTCTAAAAAAAAATTTAAATATTTTCTTTCAAAACTTTTAGGTAAATTCCAATCTGTATGTTTAATGCTTTCATTTATTGTATTAATACTATTTGAAGGAATATCATTTATAAAATTTAATAATTTATTTTTAATAATTTTATGTTCGGAAATTTTGTTTACTATATAAAAAGATTCAAATTTTTCTATTATCATTAATATACCCAAGACACATAAGAATATCTTGTTCCTTTGGTTACTGGTTCAACTCTATGTGGATATAAAAATAAAGAAGGAAATATTATTAAATCTCCTTGTTTTAAATCTATTTTTTTATCTTTAAACATTAAAAAGTCTCCACCTTCATAATCATCATTTAATGTTCCCACTATACTAAGTGTAGGTATACCTTTTCTTGTGCCATCAAATATAGAATTGATATGGTCACAGTGTTCTGCCATTTTTTTATTTTCAAAATATTTGTTAAACCTTAAATTAGTATACCCCTGCCAACCTATGAACCATTCAAAATTTAATTTTTTAATATAATCATCAATTATAAACCAAAGTTTTTTCATTATAATACTGTTTGTAGATATTTTATCATCAAAGCTATAATCATTTTCTAAATTACCTGATTTAGTATGAGTTGTGTTTGATTTAGGATCATAAAATAAATTTTGTTTCCATTTTGTATTTTTTAATTCTTTAATTGTTTGATTGCATATTTCAGGTGTTAGAAATTTATTGTGTTGGTAAATATAATTGTCTAGTAATCTATTCATATTAAATTCTATTTATTTCTGATATAGGAAAATACATTAAATTTTAAAATCTGAAAACTTATCATAACTTGTTTTCACCTCTTTTTGATTAGCGTCCACAATGTTTTGAGCACTGTGTGATACGTCATATAACTTCATCTTTGATCTATCTACGCCTATAATAAAGGCACGATTGATACTAGGGTCATTATAACGATTCTTTAATTGTTTAATTTTCATTTGACCTAATGCTTCTAATTCTTCATTTGATATTAAAGCAAACATAAAGTCGGCCGTTGCAGGTAAACCAAAAGATTCAGAAGTATCCTCTAAACCAATGTCTGTACTTACAAAGCCAGTTCTTGTTGTTTGTGTAGCACTAAAAACTGGCACATTAAACTCTACTGCAAGGCCTCGTAATTCTTCAGCAATTGCTTTAACAAAAAAATATGAAGATATATTACCGCCTTTAAATCTACTACTTGAACAAATATTTAGATAATCAACAAAAATAATATTTGGTCTAAAAGACTTCTTTAATGCTAATTCATTTAATAATGCTCTAAAATGGCCAGCATGTGCTGAAGCTGTGGGATATTCTTTTATAATTAATTTACCTACAGTCTTATTTCTTATTTTTGTAATCTTGTCATCATACAATTGTCTAGGCATTGTGTGTAAATCATCAATTGTTACATCTAATAAATTGGCGTCTATTCTTTCAGCAATTCTTTCTTCGGCCATTTCTAAAGTAATATACAATACATTTAAACCTTGTGTAAGAAAGGCACTGGCACAATGACACATAAACAAAGATTTACCAACACCTGTGCCGGCCAATGCTATGTTTAAAGTTTTAGGTGGCACACCGCCTTTTGTAATACGATTTAAATAAGATAAATCAAACTGATATTTTTTTTCTTTTGTATGATAAAAGTCAAATCGTCTTTGTGAGTCTTCTATGTAATCGTGGCCAATGTGATTATCAAAAGAAACGGCCAGAGCATCAGCAAGAATGCCTGGTATAGAGTCTGGTGTAAGTTTGGAATCTTTTTTATCTAATATTTTAATACCCGTTAACACAGCATTGTGAACGGCACGGTCTTTACAAAACTTTTCAGTTGTATCTAATAACCATTGTAGGTCTACTGTTTCATCTGTAAGTGTATCTAATAATTCTTTAACTGATTTAAATTCATTCTCATTTATATCTCTTCTTTGACCTAATTCTATAATTAAAGCTTCTTTTGTAGGTATATTTTTATACTTGTTTACAAAAATATCAATTTCTCTAAACAATAATTTTTCGGGTCTATTTGTAAAATAATCTTCTTTACAAAAAGGTAATGCTTTTCTTGTAAATGCTTCATTAAATATAAAATTACGTAATACTGTAATTTCTATTCGTTCGTTATTTAAATTCAACTTTTCCATGTGTCAATTGTTTTTCTAATAACTCTACTAATATATCACCTATATGATTAATAAAATCTTGACTGTTAGTATCTATCTCATTAGGATTTCTAATAATATCATAATCAAACTTCATTGGCAAAGTACCATCTGGCTTTTCATCTTTAGCAAAAGCAACTTTACCATACTTATAAACTACGTTTAAATACTTGTCATCAATTAACTTTATACAAGTAAAATCATCGCCTTCTTTTTGAACAAAAAGATATTTTATTTTATTCTGTTCCGTAGAGGAACTTTTTCTTTGTTGCTTCATCAATCTGTTTTAATATTTCCTTTGTAAAATATTTTTCAGGTTCATCATTGATTGATTTACCAAATACTTTTGTACCATCTGGTAATTCATATCTTGTGGATACTTTTTTGAAAATACCTTCATCTTCAGCAATCTCTAACAAACCATAGTATCGATCTAAACCAGATTTGTATGTAAGTCTTACGTCTATTTGAGCATTTTCTTTTGTTAACCTTGACTTATAGTTTTTACAATGTATAATATTACCAATCACTTCATTGTCGGCGTCTTTTTCTTTTCTTTTACCGAGATAGATGATTGATGAGGCTGCGTATTTAAGACCGGAACCACCGCCCATTTCTTTTTGTGGGAACATAGAACCTATAACATCATAGGTGTGGTTGGTCATTATCATTGGAACTTTTGCCTTACCAAGTTTCAATGTTAAAACTCTAAATGTAGATTTGACAATCTGTGATCTTGTCATATCTCTTGTTTCTTTTCCTTCAGCTGTATCTTC